TTCCGATCTGGTATTTCGCAACCCCGCGCTAGGGCTAGCGTCAGCAAAAAGCAGTCTCAAACGGGACTCAGAGTGAGAAATCGGCCGTAGCGACCCCGACCCGTTCGGGAGTTCAATAGTTCACTAACATTCTGTTGAACTAAAAGGCCACGATCTGTTGCTGGTTACGTTCAGCGAGTTCGCAGCGCTCAAGGGATGCGCAAAGGGAACCGTGACCGCGGCGACGAAGACTCGCATTGCCGATGCGGTGGTGGAGAAGGACGGCAAGCGGTGGCTAGACCGCGACATGGCGCTGGAGCTGTGGAACCGGAACACCAAGGCGACGCACAACGCGAAGGTGAGCCAACCGGATCCGGTGGAGCCGCGCACGCCGGTGGAGCTGCGCAAGGCGATCGACCGGCTGCCAGATGATGCGATCCCTGAGCTCAACCAGAGCCGGGCACGGCGTGAGCACTACCAGGCGGAGCTGGCGAAGCTGCAGGTGGCGCAGCAGCGCAAGGAGCTGGTGCCGGCTGATGAGGTGAAGAAGCAGGCGTTTCAGATTGGACGCAGCGTGAGAGAGGCGCTGAGCAACCTTGCCGATCGGCTGTCGCACCAGCTGGCGGGTGAGACCGACCCTGCGGTAATCCACCAGCTGCTGAGCGATGAGCACCGTGATGCGCTGCTGGCGCTGGTGGAGGCAGACCGATGAGCGTCTGGCGCACGGCCTTCATGGACGGGCTGCGGCCGGAGCCGCCGCTGACGGTGAGCGCGTGGGCGGATAAGCACCGGCGGCTGAGCAGCAAGGCGAGTGCGGAGCCTGGACCGTGGCGCACCAACCGGACGCCGTACCTGCGTGAGCCGATGGACTGCCTGAGCACCACCAGCACGGTGCAGCGGGTGGTGATGATGTTCGCGGCGCAGACCGGCAAGACGGAGAGCGGCTCTAACTGGCTGGGCTACGTGATCGCGCACGCACCGGGACCGATGCTGCTGGTGCAGCCGACCGTGGAGATGGCGAAGAGGCTCAGCAAACAGCGTCTCGAGAGTCTCATCAGTGAGACACCGGTGCTGACGGAGAAGATTGCGCCGAGCCGCTCGAGGGACTCCGGAAACACGATGTTCGCCAAGGAGTTTCCCGGCGGGATGATGCTGCTGACGGGTGCGAACAGTGCGACAGGCCTGAGATCGACTCCGTGCCGCTACATCTTCATGGACGAGATCGACGCCTTCCCGGCTGACGTGGACGGGGAGGGTGATCCGGTGAGCCTGGCGGAGAAGCGGGCTACCACGTTCGCGCGGCGGAAGATCCTGCTGACCAGCACACCGACCGTGAAAGATTTCTCGCGCATCGAGGCGGAGTATGAGCGCAGCGACCAGCGGCGCTTTTTCGTGCCATGCCCGAACTGTGGCGCGATGCAGTGGCTGAAGTGGCCGCAGCTGAAGTGGGAGAAGAACGACCCGAGCACAGCGGTCTACGAATGCGAGCACTGCCACGATCGGTTCGCCGAGATCCACAAGCCGGCGATGCTGCGGCAGGGTGAGTGGCGCGCGACGGCGCCGAGCGATGGCAAGACGGCCGGCTTCCAGCTGTCGGGGCTCTACAGCCCGCTGGGTTGGCTGAGCTGGGCGGACATGGTGGACGACTTCCTGCGGGCGAAGTCGGATGCACCGATGCTGAAGAGCTTCGTCAACACCCGGCTGGCGGAGACGTGGGAGGAGGACTTCGCCAGCAAGGTGAGCGCGAGCACGCTGCTGGAGCGCTGCGAGGCTTATGCGGGCGGCAGGCTGCCGGATGGCGTGCTGGCGGTGACGATCGGCGTGGACGTGCAGGGAGGTGGCGGCTCGGCCGGTGACCGGTTGGCGGTGAGCGTGTGGGGCTGGGGCCGCGGCGAGGAGGGCTGGCTGATCGATCACCAGGAGATCGCGGGCGACCCGTGCCAGGCGGAGGTGTGGAAGCAGCTGGACCTGCTGGTGCTGCACGAATGGGAGCACGCCGGTGGCGGCAAGCTGCGGGCGGATGTGGTGGCGGTGGACTCCGGCGGCCACGCAACGGCGGAGGTGTACCAGTACGCGCGGGAGCGCGCTGGTGTGGGCGTGATCGCCATCAAGGGTCAGAGCCAGCGGGGCAAGCCGCCGATCGGCAAGCCGGGCAAGGTGGACATCAACGCCAAGGGGCAGACGCTGAAGCGCGGCGCGCAGGTGTGGCCGGTGGGTGGCGACACGATCAAGACCACGCTCTTCGGCAGGTTGAAGCACAACGAACCCGGCGAGGGTTACCTGCACTTCCATGCGCAGACGGGCGGTGAGTATTTCGAGCAGCTGACGGCGGAGAAGCAGGCGCTGCGGTACGTGAAGGGTTTCCCCGTGAGGGAATGGGTGAAGAAGCCAAGCGCGCGGAACGAAGCGCTGGATTGCTTGGTCTATGCCTATGCGGGGTTAAATCGGCTCTATTCGCGGTATGACCGCAGAACAATCTGGGATCAGCTGGAAGCAAGGCTGCAGAAGTCAGCTGATGGTGCGAGCAAGCCGCAGCTAAGATCGGGCAAGGGCAAAGCGCCTGCGTTCGCTACCAGCTGGTGAGGCCGTGAACATCCCCGCGCAAATCAGGGCCGGTGACACGGTGACGTGGCGCGATGAGGCGTCACGCGACAACCTCGGCGCTGCGATCGACGGCAGCAACCACGGGCTGACCTACTACCTGCGCACCAACACGAACCATCAGGGTGCGACGGTGGCCGGCGTGACGGTGGCAGGCACCCCAGCGGGCAGCGGGTGGACGTTCACGATCGCCAAGACCACCACGGACGGCTTCGCCAGCGGGCAGTGGTACTGGCAGGCGGTGGCGACTGCGACGACCGGCGGCGCGGTGACGACGATCGGCGCTGGACAGCTGACGGTGCTGCCGGGGCTGGATTACACCGGCCAGCCGAGCGCGTTCGATGGCCGCTCGCAGGCGCAGAAGGATCTCGAGGCGGTGCAGGCGGCGATCCGCGCGATCGTCTCCGGCGGCGTGGTGCAGGAGTACAAGATCGGCACCCGCAGCCTCAAGAAGTACGAAATGGCGGACCTGATCCAGCTGGAGAGCAAGCTGAAGGCGGAGGTTAAGCGCGAACATGCGGCCACAATGGTCGCAAATGGGCTCGGAAGCCCACACAACCTGTTCGTGAGGTTCTGATGGGCGTTCGCAGCGCAATTCTGGGCTGGCTGCAGCGCGGAACACCGGAACCGGTGAAGGCACCGCGGCGGCGGATGTATGAGGGCGCGAAGTTCTCGCGACTGACGGCTGACTGGGTGACGGGCAACACCAGCGCTGACAGCGAGGTGTACGGCTCGGCGCAAAAGCTGCGCGATCGGGCACGGCAGCTGTGCCGCGACAACGACTACGCCAGGCAGGCGCTGCGTGCCATCGAGGGCAACGTGGTGGGGCAGGGCATCCCGTTCCAGGCGCAGGTGCGGATGCTGCGCGGCGGGCGGCTGGACGGTGGCATCAACGATCAGATCGAGCAGGCATGGCGCCAGTGGATCAAGGCGCGGCACTGCCACACCGGCGGCAAGCTGACGTTCCACGACATCGAGCGGCTGGTGGTGCGCGCGTGCGCCGAGTCCGGCGAGGTGTTCGTGCGGCTGGTGAAACAACCGTTCGGCGGCAGCAGCGTGCCGCTGGCGATCGAGGTGCTCGAGGCTGATCTGCTGGACGACGGGCTCAACGGCCGCAGCCAGCAGGGCAACGAAATCAGGATGGGCGTTGAGGTGGACACCTGGGGCCGCCCGGTGGCCTATCACTTCCTCGCCTATCACCCCGGCGACTATCAGTTCAGCAACCAGCAGATCTCCACGCAGCGGCACAAGCGCGTGCCGGCCGAAGAGGTGATCCACCTCTACCGGATGGAGCGGCCGGGGCAGACCCGCGGCGTGACGTGGTTCGCCAGCGCGATCCAGCGGCTGCACCACCTGCAGGGCTACGAGCAGGCGGAGGTGGTGCGCGCGCGTGCGAGCTCCGCGCTGATGGGCTTCATCACCAGCCCTGAGGGTGAGCTGCAGGGCGATGAGGTGATGAACGGCGAGCGGGTCTCGAATTTCGAGCCCGGCGTGTTCAAGTATCTGGCGCCCGGCGAGTCGGTGAGCGTGCCGCAGCTGGATGCCCCGGACGGGCAGTTCGAGCCGTTCCTGCGCGCAATGCTGCGGGCAATGGCGGCCGGTGTCGGCTGCAGCTACGAGACGATCAGCCGCGACTTCAGCCAGACCAACTACTCGAGCAGCCGGCTGAGCTTGCTGGAGGATCGCGACCACTGGCGCATCCTGCAGAACTGGCTGATCGAGAACCTGCACCAGCGGGTGTTCGATGCCTGGCTCGACATGGCCGTGCTGAGCGGTGCGCTGCCGCTGCCGAACTACGAGCTGCAGGCCGATCGCTACAAGGCGGTGCGGTGGATGCCGCGCGGCTGGGCATGGGTGGACCCCGCCAAGGTCT